ATCCAGGGAATGCGCCGGCGGCAGGTGATCGCATTGGATACGTATACATCAGTGCGAAAGCGGGTCAAGAGGCATCCAAGCTACAGGGTGATCGAATTGAGACACCGATGTATATCAAGGAGCATTCATTGGTTCCTGATTATCGGCACTACATTGAACATCAGCTTCAGAATCCCATCTCGCAGGCATTTGCCCTATTGCTGGAGCAGATTCCTGGATTCAAACCAGAGATGGTGCAAAGCTGCCCCTTGGCAAAGGATGACTTGGATCGGTATCTGGCGTTTCGTGAACTCAAGGCAGCGGATCTCTTATTCTCAGATTGTCTCAGACGATTCGAGAATACGAGCAAGCGAAGTGCCTTTTCGAGTATGTTTGGAAAGAATGTAGTGATTACACCAAAGGCCGTCCCCAAGGCTGCTGCAACTAACGAAACCGTTACAACCGCAACAAAACCACAGGCAGTTCAAAAGTCGATCAGCAGTTATCTATATGATTCCTTCCTTGTCGATAACATGAAAAAGAGGGATCGAGCTGCAATATCGGCGGCCAAAGCAGAGAAAAAGAAGGAAATATCATAAGGTATTATCATATTCCAAAAACAAAAACCCCTCCAATGTATCTGGATATTTTTCTAGATAGGCGCCGGTTTCAAAATAGTGTTTGGTCACATCATAGCCTTCCTTATTTTCCAATAAGAATTTTCCAACAAGTTTCGGTGGAATGGCACGTATGTAGTTTTCTTCTATCATGCGCAGATGACGCTTGGATAATTGTTCTTTGATCTGCTCTTCGTCGGCTGTAATATGAATCACAATCAATGTATATTTGCGATTCTTATCTAATAAGTCCATTACCTCTTTTTTAATCTTATTTCCTGTTTTGCTAACGGTCGTATCATAAAGAATGTTCCACCCATTTTGTACACCGTGATTCAACCCTTCCCATAACAGAGTATCAAGTGATTTAAGATTCGTTGCTGAATTTTTTCCATTATTTTTAATGCCGTTGATCACTCGTCGACGAGTTTGATTGGCTTTAAAATTGGGTTGTTTGGCATAAATGAATGATGTATAAATGGTACTGAGCTGAATATAGTTTTTATTATTCAGCTTATTTTTTCCTTGTTTCATATGCTGATATGCATTTCGTGTTACACTTCGATATGGCTTTACTTTCTCAACAAGTGTATCAAGCGATACATTATAAAAATTATCATAGTTCATATGTAATCCATTTAAAATGTTACGCGCAGTTGTTGTTTTTCCCACACCGGGCGAACCAATTAATACAATAAAGAATGGGTGTTCTTCTTGATCTAAATGTTGATATCTGGAAAATAGGTTAGAAATGGTTTCGATATTTTGAAAATTAGTAAGTTTCTCAAAATGTGCCATTTACTTATTTTAGAGAATTTAAAATGTGTATTCTTATTTCTTTACTGTTTTACGTAATATTTTCTTTGCTTTCCTTGCAACCGTAGTATGTTTCCATTCACGTGCACGAATATAAGCAGATTGTACACCACGACGATTAATCTTACATGTCTTTCGAGTGCAGATAGGAAATGTCTTTTTCGGACCCAAAAAACATTTTGTACCACATTTTTGTAGCATTTCTGTACGCTCCTTTTGAGATGGCTTCTCTTTTGCCCACCCTTTTGTAGCAGAACCACGTGGCATTATAATATTTAAATTTAAAATAAATTGTTTTACTAAATGGGTCAAGGATCTTCCGAACCCGCACACCTTACATGGAAGGTCATCGCTAATAAACAAGTTGGAGATGCTATTTTACAAGATGCAGAAGACAAGGATCAATATCTCAAGAAATGTCATTTACATAAAAGTAATTCCCTTGCTCGGCGATCATTATCATATTCTGCTAATTCGAATAATGAGAAAGAGTATTACAAAAATGTTTTAGATAAATCAATGGATTCTATTCCTCGACGATTAAAAATGGAATTAAGAGAAGTAGTAATTATTCCATTAATGCCTTCGGCAGATGGAGGTATGCCTCATACACGCCCTTCCAGTATTATCTGCTTTCCTAATCCAAAACAAATATTATCTACCTCTACCTTAATTCATGAATTATGGCATATTCATCAACGCTTATATAAAGAAAAATGGGTTCAAACCTTTGAAGCAATGGGATGGTCGAAATGGAATGGAAGTCTTCCCAGAGCATTAGATGATCATCGGCGATTTAATCCAGATACCATTGATTGTCCATTGTGGATCTTTCGTAATCGTTGGGTACCTGTACCTGTTTTTAAAGACATCATGCGTCCCGAAATAGGAGATGTATTTATGTGGTTCTATGATGCAAAAAACACGACACGTGTTACCTCTATTCCATTAGAATTAGAATCAGAATATCCAACTATGCCGGCAAGTGCCTATGAGCATCCGCGAGAGATCGCTGCGTATTTATTGGCAGATCCTGATAAATATCGCGCGTCTCCTGGATTTCTACGTCTTATTGATGCCGTTGGACATCTATCCATTCGTCCATAGTAATTAATATATAATGAATAAATAGTCGACTAGATGTGTATTCAATCACAACATTGTGGTGCGTGGATTTCATTAGAGTCGATTGGGATTGCAGCACAGGGATGTCTTCGTACTCCTGAATGGCTACAGCGTATTCCACTGCCTATTTATCAGTCTATTGTCAATCCAGCCATTTATATTGATTTGCCACATCATACCCTAACATGTACTAAAAATGTGTCACATGGAGCCTTTGGTTTTATTGATCTAGCAGTTATCAAAACACCAGAAGGGTCTAAGGAATTATATGTAAAACGCCCTATCATGATGGGGAAAAGTCTATTACAAGAAGCCTGTCTTCAAACCCTTGTCAATAAAAGACTCGCAGAGATTGGATTTCCGATTGGTGCTCCGAAAGTGACCCATATTTTTCGTCTACGTGATCGATCCGTTTGTTTTGCGATGGAACCAGTGGAAGGGGCTGTTACGCTGGATCGATATTTAGATGCCACTCCCTCTCACCTATTCTCTACGGTTATGGTTGATTGTCTTCTTCAACTAAGTGCCATGATGTGGCATTTGGATCATATTGGTATAAATCATCGTGATGTAAAACCAAGTAATTTTTTAATTGTCGAGCATGATGCGCCTGTTCGAAAAATTCTTACAGTAGAAAATGAAATTATTGAAATTTCGTCAAAATACTCTTTAACATTAATTGATTTTGGGTTTTCGTGCATCGGATCAACCAAAACACAGGTATCTCATCTTGCTCTTAGTACGGTCTATCCTCCCTCTGATCCCTGTCCAAAAGAGGGGCGAGATCTTTACTTATTTTTGGGTCTACTCTATGCTGATTATCATACAAAAATGCCTGTGCCACTTTGTCAGTTATTTGAAAGATGGATCGATGAACCAGGTTCGAAGCTCTGCACCTTTATGCGAAAAGACAAGGAATACTCTAAAAAATGGCTCTATTTTATGGCGGGTAATGATAAGATTACTCGATTTCAATCCAATCCCACAAGAATTGTTGCCGATTTACAGGCTTTACATTTGTAAGTTATTTAAAGCACCGTCATTTTACCACTCTAGAAAATGACAGCGATTTTAACGGATGGAGCAAGAGACTTTTTACGAGCCCTTCATCTTACATTTAATAAGGAACGTTGTCTAGTTCTTAAGAATCGCATTTCACATTTTAAGACACTTCCTACATTTTTAGAGGAAACACGTTCCATCCGTGACGATCCATCCTGGCAGGGCGCTCCGTTGGCTCCAGGACTCATCGACCGTCGTGTAGAAATTACAGGTCCTGCTCATCCACGCAAAATGGTCATTAACGCGCTTAACAGCAATGCTACACAATATATGGTTGACTTTGAAGATTCTCTTTCACCTACATGGGAAAATATTCTAGAAGGACACCGAAATGTAACCGATGCAATTAGCCGCACCATCCACTATGAAGCAGAAGGAAAGACGTATGAACTTCGAAAGGGAACACTTCCCACTCTCATTGTACGTCCGCGTGGATGGCATATGGAGGAGGCCAATATGGTCATCAATGGCGAGCCAATGAGTGCCAGCTTATTTGATGCGGGTCTATATTTATATCATAATGCCAAAAAGAGTGTTGAAATGGGACAGGGGCCTTATTTTTATTTGCCGAAAATGGAGAGTTATTTGGAAGCCCGACTCTGGGCGACCGTGTTCACGTTTGTGGAGGAAGCCCTACAATTGCCAAAGTATTCCATTCGTGCAACCTGTCTGATTGAGACATTTCCAGCCGTTTTTCAAATGGAAGAAATTCTCTATGAACTGCGGCATTATTCATCAGGTCTTAATACAGGTCGATGGGATTACATTTTCAGCTTTATTAAGAAAATGCGTCTTTATCCAGAATATGTCTTACCTGATCGTGAACATTTGGTCATGACTGTTCCATTCTTATCCTCCTATTCTGATTTATTGGTTCAAACCTGTCATAAGCGAAAGGTACATGCAATTGGTGGAATGTCTGCATTTGTTCCTATTCGAGGAAATCAAGTGGCGAATCAGCTAGCCTATGATAAAGTTTATGCAGATAAGTTGCGCGAAGTTCGTGCAGGATTTGATGGTACATGGGTACTTCATCCCGATTTTGTAAAGGTAGCACGAGACGTATTTGATCAGTATATGCCGACTCCCAATCAACTGCATATTCCTTCTTCCAAAAAAGTCATCACACCCGCGGATCTACTTACACAAGAGAGTCTTCCGATTAATATTACTCAGAATGGAGTTAAGCAGAATGTGAAAGCATGTATATTGTATTTGCACGCATGGCTGGCAGGAAAGGGATCCGTGACGGTAGATGGATTGATGGAAGATCTGGCAACCATGGAAATTAGTCGAACGCAGTTGTGGCAGTGGTTGTATCATGGTTTGATTATTCCGATTCAGTATCGTGTCTGCATTTATGACGTGTGTGAAGAGAATAAGATACCAAAGGATTCGCTCGCCGTTCAGTACTTGGAACGGTTATTGAATCTGAACGAGTTTCATGACTTTACCAGTACGGCAGTTCTCATCTGGAAGGCAAAATTATAAGAATTTAAAGAATTCCATCGATTTTATCATAAAGACAGCATGGCATTTGTGCAAGCAATGAACCAGATTAAACAAGGAGTGAACGGTGCCGATGTCTATACCACAACGAGCGATGAACGAGTGGATCTCTTTACCATGCTAACCCGTGGCTTAGAGTCATCCTATATGGAGAAGTGTATCCAATCCATTTATCTATCATGGGATCCAGAGAAGATTCTCGATCTGTGGGTTATAGTATTCCAGACCCGTGACATTCGTGGTGGGAAGGGTGAGCGAAAGTTGTTTTATCAGCTCATTACCATTCTTGCAGAAGTGGATATGGCAATGACAGAGAAGATGCTCGCCTTGATTCCAGAGTATGGTTGCTGGCGCGAT